CAGCCGCCCTGCAAAGTAACGATCCTGACGACATCAAGTGGGCTGTTTCTGAGTACAAGAAAACGCTGGCAGGAAACGAAGCTGCAAAACTGAAGCAAACCGATGAAGAGAAGCGCAAACAGAAACTCAACAATCAAATGACCTTGCGCGGCGGTTCTTCCGCAGCATCAACCGGGAAAGCCAAAGCAGACCCGAATGATTATGACTCAGCCTGGGACCAGGCCGAAAAGGAAGACCGCAAATAGCAGCAAGGTTTACCGTGAAAGGAGCATCAAGCCATGACTTACAATGATATTTCCCCGGCAACACAAGCATATGTTGACCGCGCACTACTGAAGAGGGCGCAACAGAACAACATTCTCGGACAGTTCGGGCAGAATAAAACCCTGCCTGCCAAGTCCACCAAGACCAGCATTTTCCGGCGCTATAACCGGTTGCCTGCTGCAACTGTTCCATTGACTGAGGGCGTTACCCCTACCGGTAAGACCCTGACCAAAACTGACATCTCGGTAACTATCCAGCAGTTCGGTGACTTCATCACCATTACTGACGTTATCCTTGATACCCATACCGATCCTGTCTTGCAGGAATCCCAAGACATCCTTGGTGAGCAGGCCGGTGAGACATGGGACGTGCTGCGCTTCGGCGTGCTGAAGGCCGGAACCAACGTTCTGTATGCCAACGGGACCAGCCGTGCCACCGTAAACAACGTGTTCACCCGTGACCAGCTTCGTACCGCTGTTCGTATCCTCAAGAAGCAGCTTGCCAAGCCTATTACCAACATCATCAAGGCCGGGCCTAACATCGGTACTTTCCCGATTCCAAAGGCGTTCATTCTGGTTTGCCACTCTGACGCACAACCTGATTTTGAGCGGTTGAGCGACTGGAAGCCAGTGCAGCAATACGCTTCTGCCATGGGCCTGATTGAAGGTGAAGTCGGTTCGGTTGGTGAGCTCCGTGTCGTATTTGACAACAACTGTGTGCCTTGGGCTGATGCTGGTACTACCGCCTCCACCAACAGCACCTTGTCAACCACCGGCACCAACAGCGACGTTTACCCGCTGCTGATCTTCGGAGCCGATGCTTACGGTACAGTTGCCCTGGCTGGCAAGAATGCCGTGTCAACCTTTGTCAACAACCCTAAATCCATTACCGGTGATGAACTGGCGCAACGTGGTTCAGTTGGCTGGAAGGGCTACACCGCAAGCGTAATCCTTCAGGATGCTTTCATGCTTCGCCTTGAAACCGCACTGAAAGGCTAATTCACAACAGATAGGGGGAGCAATCCCCCTTGAACACTGAAAGGAGTAACACCATGCAACCTAACATTATTACCGGTATTCTTGCCGCAACCGGCGCGGCTATGAACGTTCAACTTGGTTTCAAGCCAAAGAAAGTGCTGATCATCAACGAGACAACCCAGATCGGTCTTGAGTGGACCGACACCATGGCAGCAGGCAAAGGATTAAAGACCCTGCAAGCCGGGACTCGCAGCTTTATCGCTTCTGGCGGTATTTCTCAGTTCGCCGGTTCAACTGGCCCTGTTGCCCTTACCGGCACCCTGGCGGTGACCGCAGGCAGCGCAGCCGTAACCGGATCAGGCACCAAGTTTCTGAGCGAGGCCAAGGTTGGCGACATTCTGGCAGTTCCCGGCGTTGGCGCGGTTGGTATCGGCGGGGCCGCAACAACTGACCAAATGTACATCAAAGTCATTGCCATTGCTTCCGATACCGCCCTTACCGCCCAAGTGGTTGCTGATTATACCGCCTCCGGCAAGGCTGCATTCAACACCAGTGGCATTGCTGAAGGCTTCACGCTCGGCACCGACTCTGTAAACACCAACACCAACGTGCTGCATTACGTAGCATACCGCACCATGTAACAGGCAACGGGGGAAGGCTCAAACCTTCCCCCTTCTCTAAATCCAAGGAGGCAACAAATGAGCGAAGAATCAAAAACCAGCGCCCCGAGCGCAGCAGCACCAGCCAAGAAGAAGGCGGCACCCCCACGCAAGAAACCAGCACCGGCAAAAACAGAGCAGCCAGCAGCAGCGACAAAAACGACAGCCAAGGAATCGGCACCAATCAACGACGGCGATCCTACGGAAAGAACCCGCAAGGAGCTGGCTACAGAAAAGAAAGTTACGGTTGTTATCAACTCAACCGCTGAAGATAAAGACGATGTGTTTGTAGCCCTGAACGGCTTTGCTTTCACGATCCAGCGCGATAAGGAAGTTCAGATACCGTTCAGCGTGTATCAAGTCCTGATGGATGCCAAAAGCACCGTGTACCGTCAGGTAAAGCGTGAAGACGGCGAAGGTATGCAGATGGTGGAAACTGAAATTCAGCGTTTCTCAATGAGCGCGAGGTTCTAAATGAGCTACGGCATAACCTATTACGGCATTGAAGGATTGGCACCAGTCACGGCGCGAGTCACCCGCAAGCTTGACGGCAATGTTCTTACTGCCTCCGGCTGGGGTACATCTTCGCCGGTTGATATTGACCTGACAGAAGACGTGTTGATTCCCGGTAAGTACACAGGAACGGCAAACTTTGAGCCTGGTAATGGGGGAGTCTACACCGTAGCGCTATATCTTGGTTCGGTTCTGCTGTTTGAAATGGATTGCCTCTATAAGTCCCGGCAGCAGACCGTTCTACAGATTATCAATGAAGTTCAAAAGAGTTTCCGCCTCCCGCAATCAACGCTGATCACCGATGCACATGCAGCCTTGCTGCTTGGGTTTGCAAATGAAGTGCAGCTTGATTACGTGGCAGAGTTTTGTCAGTGGGAAGAGGCCAAGGTAAGGGCGGCATTCAACACGGTTGCCGGTAGATCGGTTTACAGCATATGCCCCTTGCAAGACCTGTGTATTGACACTATTGCGGAAATGAGGATCGGAACCAGCGACCCTTTGACAAAACCACCAGTTAACCAATTTCGGCAGAGCGTCAGGACAATTACCGATTACAGCCAGCCCACTTCATACGGACACTTTGGTAGATCTGGTACGGCCTTGCTGGTAGAGCTAAACCCGACACCTGACAGCGTGTACCGAATTAATGCCGATTTACTGATAAAGCCGCAACGGATGGTCCTTGCAGACGATATCCCTCTTCTTGATCAGGACATTATTACGCTTGGAGTAAAACTGCTTTGCAGGAAAGACCAGGGCGAGGACATTGCCGCCGAACTTGCAGCATTTCAGGCTAAGTTGTCATTGCGTGGCGGGGCATACGGTGAAGGGCAATCCACGGAGATAGATTTTCTATGATTGGTGAAATCCTACGCATAAACGACTTTACCGGCGGGGAATCGTCCATATACCCGTTTATGGCTACCCCGAAGAAATATTCTCTCAAGATGCAGAATTGCCACATATCCGAAACAGGAGGCTTGGCAAAGATGCCGGGTTATACCCGCGTCAATACCAACTATGTTGATTTGAACATCAAAACCGGCTTTGAGTACAAAAAGAATAACGGAACCACTGTTGTTCTTGCCGCCGGTAACGGTAGGGTGCTGAAAATTGATACTGATGTCCCGATTACATTAAGCGATTTGGCTACCGGATTCGATGCCAATGCAAAAATGTGGTTCGCTCAATTCAACAATATTTGCGTGTTCAGCAACGGAGTTGACGCACCTAAAAAGTACGACGGAACAACTGTTTCAAGTATCGGGGGATTGCCTTCAGGAACAAAGTTTTGCAAGCCCCATGTTCACAAAGGCCGGTTGTGGTGGACTGATAGCGCAAACCGGATGATGGCCTACCATTCGGCACTGTTGGCGATTGATGATTACACTTCCGCTGACAATGCCGGATATATCGACTTCAGCTTTGTGCTTCCAGTTGGTGACGAACTGCAAGAAATACTGACCTACGTTGACCTGCTTGTCTTCATCTTTAGAAACCACGTCGTCATATATTCCGGCACTGATCCAACGCAAGGCGGGGATTTTAGCATCGTTCAGATCATATCAGGCGTGGGCGGCGTATCTCCTGACTCTACCCTGCCAATAGGTAGCGACCTTCTATTTATCCATGACTCAGGCATCAAATCACTCAAACAGGCTGTTGCCACCGGCAATATGACGGTTGGTGATGTTTCCAAGGACGAAGTTACCGCCATTCAGCGGGAAATCAGAATAGCGCTTGCAACCGGCAAGTCCTTTGCTGTTGCACACTACCCACAGCGTGGCTGGTCCTGCTTTCTGATCAACGAAGTGGTTTGGATATACTCGTACAACTGGAGAGCCTGGGGACGGATGGTGAACGCCGATGTCTTCGGGTTAATGAATCTCATGGATGGCAGTATGTATCTGCTTGGGACCGGCTACATCTACAATTACGGCGGTTCATGGAGCTTTGACGGTGCAGCAATCAATATGTCGTGGGAAAGCGCATGGATTGCTTACAGCCGTTCAAATTACAAAGGCTATCCCAAAATCATGGAAATAATGTTCGGCAAGGGTGTTGATACTGACGTGTTCGTGGGCGTTTCCCATGACATGAACGTGGATATACCCGGCAATGTCCAGACTATCCCCGGCACCTCGTTTATGGACACCGTGCAACCCAACCCATGGGATGAATCTTTTTATATGGATCAGGCTATTGAGTTCGGGCCAATGCGGTTGCCGGTCTTCGGATGCGGGAAAGCTGTTCAGGTTACTATCTCAAACATATCAACCGACGGCCCCATTGAGTGGACAAACATTCTGATGCGGGGCGTGATAGGCGGTACATTATGAGTTTTGAACGGCCAAAAGGTGTAACCAGATTCCAAACTCTTTCAGCACAGAGAGCACCCTTACCGTCTGCTGAACTTGATGCAGAGTTCAATGCTCTTATGGATGCCTTGAACACATTTTCTGTTGACCCTCAGCAAAGCACTGAATGGTTCGATCCAGGGAAGGTATGTACCTATGTAAACTCCACTACCTTTACGGCAGAAGGTGACGAGACAATCACCTTCCCAAGCACTATAAGGGTAAAGACGCTGTGTGCTTCAACGGAATATTCAGAGGTTACATCAAGTAGTTATTCGGCGGGAACCAACGAGACTACTGTTGTTTTGGCAGATGAAGTGCTTGTAAGCCCCATCGTGGCTGTCCATGTTTCAGTTGTTAAGCCGATTGCAATCAATGGATCGATTACCCCGCAGATGATCCAAGCGCAACCGTATGACGCTTTGCTGGCAGCAATGGCAGCATTAACCACAGCAGCAAATAAGATGATATATGCCACCGGTGCCGATACCGTTGCTCTATGTGATTTGAGCGCCTTTGCACGCACCCTGCTTGATGATGTAGACGCTGCTGCAATGAGAACTACGATCGGGGCCACCGCTGAAGACGTTCAGGACGCAGCAGCTAGCCTATTCACCAGCGGCACGCACTCGCAAGTATCGTTTGCCTATGACGATACCAACAACAAGATAAACGTAACCGTCGCCAACCCTGTTTCTAACGCAACCAACGCAACCAATGCAGGCAATGCAGATACCGTAGATGGTTATCATGCGGCCACGTTTTTGACAGCCGTTAGCAATGTTACATTTTTAGGTGCAGTTGTGTGGCCTAGCAATGGTTATCACACAGACATGCAGAGATTTACTCGTCTGAATGGCGGTACATTTGATGTAGCCAGCTCAGCAACAACAACGGATAACTAATGCTTTTACAGGGGAATAATTATGAAATATGCAAGCACACTAGATAAAAATGGCATTGAGACGGTAGTGGTTGTTCTGCCGCTTGAGCAAGTTCCGTTATTTGATCCAGCAAACCCACCGCAACCGAATACGTATGGTGTTGATGACAGTGTTCAGATTGGATGGGTAAAAAGTGGCGATGCTTTTGTGTCACCTCCAACAGTACCACCTACACCAGTAACCACAGTCACTATGCGTCAAGCCCGTTTGCAACTTGCAGTATTAGGGAAATATCAGGACGTCAATAACGCCGTGGCCTCAATGGGTGATGCTGCTCAAATTGAATGGGAATATGCCATTGACGTGGAACGCAGCAACGCTATTACACAGGCTATGATTGCCCTGCTTGGCTGGACTGAAGTGGAAACAGACGCATATTTCGAGGCTGCAAGTAAACTTTAAGAATGGTGGACAAGCCGCCATATAACACACAAGGAGAATAAAAATGAAAAAGCTCGTATTGATGGCCCTGTTACTGTGTAGCACTATCGCATTCGCCCAACCTTCTGTAGATCAGATCAAAGCCGCTCAAGAGGATTGGGACCAGCGATTTGTACCGCTGTTTAATTACAGTGGATGCGTCAACAACGGTTCGATGGGTTACGATGTAGACAAGCCTGGTGTGATGGTTTCTTGGCAACGGACTGATGGTGTCATTGAACAGTACGGCGCCAGCATGTCACCTCTTGAGTATTACAACGGTGTGCTGATGGGCGGTAGCGGAGAGTAAACCATGAAGCGTTACCTGCTCAATCAACTGGTGGCTGCAGACATTGCAGTAAATGCCCTGCTTGGTGGTAGTCCATACGAAACCATTAGTGAGCGCTGCTATAGACATCGGGAACATTGGGCGGGTGCGCTG